AGCTAAAGTTCCAGCAGTAGTAATTGTCCCAGACCCCGTAATTGGTCCTCCGCTGTAAGTAAGACCTGTTGATCCTCCTGCCATCTGAACAGAAGTAACCGTACCTGATCCAGACTCTGTTGGATTAGCGTTAAAGACCGCAGCTCCAGTTCCTGCACCATCTGTGATAACCATAACCTTAGAGCCATTGGCAATATTAACCGAACCGCCCGAACCTTGCTTGATCGTGATGATTTGACTGCCTGTAGTAGCGTTCTCGATCAACCACACTTTAGATACAGTGTTAGGCCCAAGCGTTACCACGCGAGTGCCCGTGAGAGAAGCTGCTGAGGTAATCTTTAAATAAAACCCACGAGTAGCGTCTGCCGTAGCGTCAGGCATAGTGAAGGTTTCATTAGCATCAGCAGACATCTGCTTAGTACCATAGCTAAAACCATCAGTAATCAGCTCAAGGTTAGTGTTGGTACTGGTCCCCCAAGTGCCATCCTCATCACCGGTGGTAATTTCTTTTAATCTTAGATTATTTACAAAAGTTGCCATAATTTATTCCTATGCTGCTGTGTCTATGTCTACCCAGTTCGGATTCTGCGATACATCTATATTAGTCCAACCACCGCGTATGATGGTCCCTACTGCACCTGTTCCAACAACCCCTATAGGAGTAATATTCGCACTACTTGTACTTGTTACGTTACCTACTGCGCCCTGAGCGGCTGGAACTCCAGTCACCTTAACAGCTACTATTGATGTGACCGTTCCTACTGAGCCAGTACCCGCTACTCCGGTCACTGCTACGTTTCTAGCGTATGCTGGGGTTACAGTTCCTACTGCTCCTGTTGCCGCTACTCCTGTTGGGATAATTACAGTGCCTAAACTAAAAGTAACTGCACCTATTGCGCCTGTAGCACTAACTCCTGTTGGGATAATAAACTCATTTACCCCGACCGTGAAGTCTCCTATTGCACCTGTGCCTGATACTCCGGTTAGATCAAAACTTGCAACAACCCCAACTGTGCCAATTTCTCCCGTTCCAGCTACCCCGGTAGGAGTAACCAGTCCTGTATAGGAAAGGATTACAGTGCCTATGGCTCCTGTTCCAGCTACTCCTGTAGGGACGGTAACATCCCCATAAAGGAGCGTTACAGAACCCACTGCTCCAGTAGCTACAACAGAGACACCATTAGCACCCCAGCCGTCTGCGCCCCATCCCCGAGCGCCCCATGTTGCGCCTAGGTGTACAACTTTAGCGGCTTCTCCACCCCATCTGTTGAACCCCCAAGGACGTTGGCCCCATCCGCTCATAGCACTTCCCTACTTAAGCAATGCGGATAATAGCCGTCGCTGCCGCTGCTGACGGAAATTGTATTTGGAAATCACCGGAGCTTACGGTCTGATCGCCGCCAAAACTTAGTACAGCACAAGCAGAGTTAGAATCGCCTGTGTCGTAAATCAAAGCGCCCGATGTCGTGAAACTAGAAGAAGTCCACGTTACCGCACTAAAGTTAGTAATCGCAGTTGTACCGTCGGCTGTAGGCGTAACAGAAGTAAGGAACTTACCTTGCTGTGCATATCCTGTCGCTGAAGGTAACTCGTCACTACCCATTTGGGAATAGTTGGTAGTCGCTGCACCAAATGTGCCACTGCCTGAAGCGGTAGCTTTAAAAAGTGCCATCTTGAAACGATTACTCGCCCCAGTAAAATTATGTAAACCCTTCATCAACTCGACTTTGAACGATGTGGGCATTGCTGTTGTGATTGAAAGTGCCATATTAGACCTCTAGTAGTTTCACTAATTCTGGATGCCCAGCATCCCGAAAACGATTAATTAATGTTGTGTTATTTGAAGCCACAGCCTGACGTAAATAGTTAATCATTACGGCTCTGATGTCGTCTCTAAATGCTTCTGCTTGCGCCTGTATGACAGGGTGCGAGTTATCCCCAATGGAGATGATCTCGTTTATTGCATGTTCAGCCAGCTCTTCGGGGGTAAATCCGCGCCCTGAAACTGCTGAAGTTGTTACTATTCCTAATTGTACTCCACCTACTGTGCTTAGCATAAGTTATCCTTTATTGTGGGGGTATTCTAACTACACCGCTGCGGTACGTATCTGTTTCAAGATGACCTGCACCCATATTTTTCAAAAGCGCTATAGCATCAATGTACATTTTTTGGTACATCGTAACCATGTCGCCTTCCCCTTTCTGGAACCGGATAGCCTGTACTAAAGCGCCGTTAAGCAACGCGGAATCAAACTCTGTACCCAGATACGAAGTACCTGCTGTAACTATAGACGCTGGATACGTAGCAAAATGAATCTCTGAGGCATAAATTGCGTTTGGTGTTGGCCCTAGTATGAATGTACCATCTCCAAAAATAGCGTAGTGAACTGGCAATGCAGCTGTTGCTGCTATTGGGTAGGCCTCCCGTATAAAGCTAACGTCTTTGTTTATTAAGTAATGGTATTCATTACTTGCGTCTATAACTGCCAACGAGTACACGTACAGCATGTTGCTCGGCATCGTAAGATACTTGTTGTTAAGGGTGGTGGTACCAGTCTGGTTTTTACGCATAACAGGCAAATCCACAGTAGTGAGGATAAGTTGCTCTGCCTGTTTCGTAAACATAGCAAGCTGATCTGCCGTAAACGTCTGTTCACAGATGTCTTGTATATTGGCTTTAAGCTCTGTGTAGTTCACCTACTACCCCTTACGCCATCGGCCCACGGGCAATGATACCCTTGGTAGCAGCGCCTACTCCGCGTATCTTTATGCCACTGGTTTTAACAGTGCCAGAAGATTGTGCTGGGGAGTTTACCGTAGTGCCGGGACTATATTTTCTAATACCGGGCCACTTCTTTACTTTAATCTTATCCATTACCTACTCCTAAGTAATTACTATAGTGACAGTCCCAATATGCCCAAAAGCAAAAAGCGGGTCAACTGGCTGTATTCGTGCCCGACTTTGAGGATATCCCGTAAAGTCTGGTCTTGGATTACGTATTGCTTGTGGGTCAGATACCGGAAACACCCCTAACATTAACTGCGGTTGGTCAGGATTCCAGCATTCAGGGCAAGCTTTAATAGCGGTAATTACCGCTTTCACTACTAGGGGCTGTAACTCCCGTAGCCTGTACTGAAACCCGCATACGTCACATTCCGCAAGGGCGTTACGCCCTGATGCGTACCGTTCACTCATCGCTAGCTAATCCCGTATATACGCGGAACCAAGCTGATCGCAGCTTTCTCTCTATCTTCTCCCGCTGCTAAAGCGTACTGCTCTTCGTATTGAAGCTTCAGCATGTCAATACGAGGCATTAACTCTGGGATTTTAGTAGCAATGTAATAAGCTAGCCCAGACACCAAAGCCGGAAAAAATCTAAAGTTCATATCTGATGTTTCTACGCCTGCTCCAGCGTTCTCTATTCGCCGTAGTCTCCAGTACCGTAGTATGTAGTAAGGAGCTGCGGCTGTGCCTCTATCTGGTACAGGCCAAAGCGTTACAGTTGGGTTATCCCTAAGCCGATCTACCCAAACTTGTATGGGACGGCCTTGAGTAAGCTTATTAGGTACCGAAGAGTACGTGGAAACACTAATCCTAGAAAGGTTTAGATCAGACTGTAAAGTAGTACTACCCGCGCCCGTCCTTATAACTTGCTCTATCAAGTCAATCGTAGCAGCGGGTAAGTCATACGTGGATGTACCTTGAATTAGGTTTATAAAACCTTCGTCAATAGTCCACATGTTAATCCCACGGTTAGCCCACTCAATGGTGAGCAGATTCATAGACCGCCTAGCAGTCTTTAAATCATACCCTGAATGAAGTTCTCTTCCGGCACGTTCAAACGCTTCCTCGGCAATTTCCGTGAAGTCCATGTTGAATGTAGCAACGCCTGAAGTAGTCATTATTTCTTCTTCCTTTTAAGCGCGGCCACTCGCCTAGGTTTTCCAGCCGGTTGCCCCAAGCGTTTCTTTTGCGCTATACGAGACTTTTTTTCTGTAGCCGTCATTTCAGAAGATGTTTTAGGCGTTTTGCTAGTAACTCGCTTTGTCGGCCTACAATAAGGCGTTCCCCGCTTATCGCCATTTTTACGCCCGCAAGCCTTGCCTGTTTTGACATCTTTCCAGTCTTCTTTAAACCAACGCTTGAGTGCCGCACCCTTGGCAGTTTTACGAACTGCCACGAGCGTTCTTCTTTCTGCACTTAGCAATAGCACCGGAGGCATAGGCAGAAGGAAAGACTTTATACGATGCCTTTACTTTGCGGTAACAATCATCTTTGGTTGTACCGCCCTCCTTAAAAGTAATGGGTTTCATCTTACCCATGCCCCGACACTTCAGCACTACTTAGCTGCTTTTTTCTTAGCCGCCGCCGCTTTCTTAGCTGCTGCCGCTGCTGCTTCTTCTGCTGTGGGTACACCCCATAGTCCAGTTTCCATAGTATTTCTCCTTATATATTAATATTTTAAACCGTACCGCCGCGTGTAAATCCACGCTGCAAAATTGGGCCGTCACCCCGTCTTCCTTTCTTTACCTTGCCGCCGGAAGCCATCATGGTAGAAGAGCCAGAATACGCGCCTTTGCCCATAGCTTTTTCCATGCCTTTACTTTCATTACGACGCGCAGCCATGCCTTGAGATTTCGCGCCATTTCTAGCACCCATAGAGTCGTCTAACCTAGCGTTATACCCTTGTGTCATACCGCCCGATTTGTACTCAACTTTACCGCCCATTTTCATGTCGCGCTTTTCTTCTCGGTTTATCCTGCTCAACTCTTCAGATTTATCCTTGCGCTCTTTAGCATCTTTAGGGCGTGTGTCAGCCACTCTTCGAGACTCTTCCACTTCGTTGCGCAGGCTTTTCAGTCTGCCACCCTTGTTGTACTTCTTTACCGCTTTACCGGGTTTACCTTTAGTACTCTCAAAATAACTAGGCATTCCGCCCTCCTTAAAAGTTTTTCCTTTATCTGCTTTAGCAAAATCTTTCCCCACACTTTGGGGAACCCCTGCTTTTTTGGCAAACTTAGGGTTATTAGCTACTGCTGCCATAAACTTAGCTTGTTTCTTTGTTTTACTAGGCATTACCATTTTACCTTGTTAGCCCAATAAGCCGCAGAACATCTACCTTTAGCTATATTCTTACCATGCCTAGCTTTAAAAGATTTTCGTTTTGCCTTCATCTTAGCTGACTCTCCCGCCTTGGGTTTGCCTGCTGTACTTGCGCCTTGCTCCCCAAAACGTATGGTCTTAATAGACCCATCCGCGCACTTCGCCACAACCACATGGCTCTTCTTAGGGTGGTTAGGTGTACGCTTAGGTTTGTTGTACCCAGATACTCCTATCCTAGCAAGCCTAGAGTCTTTAGACGCTGGCATAGCTTTTAGAAACCGTAAGTAGGAATGTGTATGTATCACCCACAGCTATGGGAGTAGCTGCATTAGCCTGTGAAAGCGCCACAATGTCGCCGTTCTTGCCAGCCCCTGCGTTATTCGGTATACCGAAGTCCGAAAAGTCATACTGCTCGGTCCAATTTCTAGGGAAATCAAAGATAAGCACGTTTGCATTTGCTTTCCACTGTAGCTCCACAGCAACACCTACACTGGCAAAAGTTACCTTTTGAAGGGTAACTCCTACACAAGCTTGCCTAGTAACTGGGTCTGCACTAAGGGTTGACACGTCCACCAAAGTAACTTCTTGCGGTGCTGGTGGCGTTCCAGCCCCAATAACCACAGTGGTCTTTATAATAGCCGCACGGCCACCATCTTGGATTGTTTGGGTTGTTACTGTATCCACCATAAATTACTCCCTATAGTTTGTATTAAGCACTAAATGGAGTAGCAGCAGCACCTGCACCTGCGCCAAAAGAAACACCTTTAACAAACCAGAAACCGCCTGTAATGCAAGTGAAGCTTATGTGTGTGTCTATGTCACCACCTGTAGTGCCACCGTTAAAGGTTAGTGTTGTGTCGTTCGGATCGGCAAGGAACGTAGTAGTTAGACCATTAGCATCTACCTGCTGAATGTAACCTGTAAATACATTGGCTCCAGCAGGCTTGATAACTAAGTTATTAGCTAAGTTCTGAGCTATAACAATAGTAATATTAGCGCCCAAATTGTTTTGCTGGTTAGGGTCGGTAGCATCGGTTTGAGCTACTGAAAGCACTGGTGGTAGGGTAAGCTGCCCTGCACCGTTTCCGTTGGTGGAGTTGTAAACATTAGCAACCCCAGCAAAACCGGGCAGTATAGCCCCTGTAGGGTTCCCAGCCGCATCTACTGCGGGAGTGGGGAACAAGCGAAGTACTGTAGTTGTATTGTCCGCGTTGAAAAGTTGCTGTGCTCCAGCGCCTGCGGGTACGAAACCTGCTAACGAACGGACTGGGCCTGAGAATGTGGTTCTAGCCATTTTAAATTCCTCACATGCGAGTGATGGGGTGTTCTGTCTGCATGTAGTCAGCCGGGACTGTCAGAACACCGGATGATTCCCGGTTAACGGTCAGTATATAGCATAAATCTTTCTCAACACAATAAAAAACCCCGCACTAGGCGGGGCTAAAATCAAGTAAATAATGATTTTTAGGGGGCAGCTTTAAGTTGCGCCGGGTGAACCATACGCGCCAAGTGGGTCAGATACGCCGAAGCTGTATCGCTCACGAGCCTTGTAACGGCTGTTACCTGTATCGAAATCAGCATCCATAGATGTAGACATCGGAGTACGGACAAAATGCTTAAGTCCGTTAGGCACATCAGTCATCATAAACCACGCATTACCGTCAGTCAGGTAGTTATTAACTGTATAACCCTCTGGAACTACACCGTTATTGCGAATGGCGTTGATGTCGTTATCAGCAGTGCCGACTCTTAGCTCAGTATCCATCAAGCGTGTAGCAACGAATTGCAACGCAGGTGGGATAACAAGTTTACGAGGCTTAGCTGCAATCAACAGACCACGCTCATCAGTCCAACCAGCGATCTGAATAACAGCGGCTTCTAAAGAAGTCTCATTCAAATCAGTTCCAGTAGCAGGAGTGTTTGAGTTAACACCGCCAGATACCAGTGGGTGGGCCGCAGAGAACAGAACCTGACCATCACCATAGACTGGGCCACCGGCAAAGCCAGTGTTGAGTATAGCTGCACCTTTAACCTGCTTGGTGTATGCCATAGCTCGTGCTAGTGCCTTGGTGTAACGTGCTGAAAGCGAATCATACAGGTTGTCCTCAATGGCCTCTTCGGTCAGTGAGAATCCCATAGCGATTGTTTCGTTCACGTATCGGGCTGTGTAAGTCTCTTGTGCATTGTCATATTGAATAGCGGAACCCTCGTTTTTAACGGGGGCAGCTCCAAAACCTGACAACTTTACTTCTTCTTCAAAGGAACGGTCAGAACTCTCTGTTTCAAAGATTTCTTTAGTCTCTTCTCCGTATCGTGCGTACTCAAGGCCGAACAGGGCATTCAAACCCGGTAATAGCTCCTTGAGGAGTTGCGCTCGTGAAATAGCCATAAGTCAATGCTCCTTAAGCAGTGCCGGTGTTGCTGGTGTATGAATGCGATCCGGGGTTGAATTTAACCACCACATCAGTGAAAGCATCACCTACTGCACTACCCGGAGCATTGATAAAATCAACGACTCTGAAAGCAATACCTGTAGTTGCTGCGGTTGTTGCGTCCAATGCTACATTCGAGTTACCAGTAGCAGTGCTACCTGTAGTGCCCGATTGCACATTAGATAAAGGCGCGTTCATGCCCAGTGTGGCTTGCGCCATTGTGTTATCACCTTGTACTTGGAAAGCAACATCAGGATCATCCACAATAAATGCTAGCGCATCACCAGCCACTTGGTTAGCAGGCCAGAATTGGCGGTTAACAAATCCCATAACGGCATCTGTATATGAACAGCCCATGAACACGCCAATAGTACCAGCGGGAAATGGGTCTGCTGCGGAACCTACATCCGTCATTAACTGGATAGTGCCATTAGCAGCGATTACGACAACAGAGCCGTAAAAGATGTTGGTAGCAAAACCTGACGCTATAGGGAGTTTGCGGGTGGCCCCTGCATAAGGGAGTCCACTCACCTCGTTTATAGGCCGTAGCCCATAAGGGGTAGCTGTAGTAGCCATTTAAATCTCCTAGAATTATCCTTTACCGAAAGTAACCTTAGAACTCCGCTCATTGAAGAGTGGCATTCTAGGATCGTTCTCTCGCATTAAGTTGTTGTCCACGGAACGTATCTGAGCCTCATTAGTATCTTTATAATACTGGCTCCGCTCTTGAACAAGTTCTACTGGAGCCTTACACAGCATTAAACCGCCCATCACTACATTGTCCTTGAAGCGTTCGTTCTCAATGCTTACAAGTTCAATTTCAGGGTGATCTGTAGCCTTTACAGGTGTCCAGCCTTCTCGTAATTTTGAAGAAACATTAGTTGGATCAGGCTGACCGTTAGTGGCAACGCGAACCCAGTGAAAAGTATACCCATCTTGCGGCGTGGGGTTAGGCAGTACTTCAGCCCTTGTCCATGCTTTCTTACGAGTTTTTTTCGCTGTCGTGTCCAGTTCTCTATCTAGTCTATTCTCAGCCATTAGTCTTGTTTCCTCATTAATACCGCAGCTTGTTTAGCGTAATCTTCTAGGGAAACGCCTAGTCGTTTCGCAAGAGCTACTTGTGTTTGCGATAATGTCACCTTTCGGGGTGACGTGCTCCGCGTAGCGGGTGCAACCACATTGCTCGATTTTTTCTTTCTTTCTGCCGGTTCATCCTCGATGTCTTCATCGAACTGCTCTGGAAATACCTGACGCATGCGAGAATCAATCTTCTCGTAGTATTCTTCTGATCGAGGGTCAGCCCCTCCTTTTGTTAATTTTGTATGTAGTCCTAGCGCAAAAGCCGTCATTTCGTCATCAGCACCGAACCAAGAATTGTTATCTGCCCAAGCAATAGCTTTGGGGTCGCGTTGGACGGCGGGGGCGGTTTTACGTGATTCTTCCGCATTACTAGGGGTTTGTAAAGTAGTTTCCTCGCGTAGCTTAAGGTTCTCTACTTTATCAGCCCTTATCTGCGCTGAATTTAACGCCGCTTGTGCCTCGACCATTTCTTCTGACTGGCCTCCCTCATAAGCTTGCGTATATTGTTTCTTAGCCATAGCAAGTTCAGTTTTAACTTGCTGTTTTGCCGACTCTACAAGAGTATTATGACTTTTATCTACTGAGCCTTTAAGCGTTTTATTTTCGTCAACTAACTGTTTAGTATAGCGTTCAAGTTCTTCCCGCTCTCGTTCAGCTGTTTCCTTAGCCCTACGCTCGTCATGGTACCCCTTGCTAAAGTGCTGTATCCGCTTCTTTACTTTGTCTGAGTAGTTCTCTAACTCGTCATTAGTAATTTCTTCTGGCGGGTCTGAAGCCTTACGGTTCCTGTCGGCTTTGGGTGTGTCATCCACTACCTCAATTTCAACTTCCCCTTTAGGTGCTTTTTCGCCCACTTGTTCGCGGCCAACAGCCCCTTCCACTTCTAGGACAAACTCCGTTTCGTTACCCTCCACTTCTATTTCCGTACCGCCCTCTTCTACTTTATCAGGGTCTGGAAATTTATATTCCACTTGTTCCATTGGCATAATTTATCCCTCAGTTTGCGCGAGTAATTGCACTCGGATCATTAACAACCGCTTCAATTGAATCGTCATTCATCAGACGATACTCCTGAGCACCCACTTTAAAACGTGTACCCGTATTGGCTCGAAACATTACAAAGTCTCCGGTTTTACACCAAGGACCAGTAGGGAATCGTTCCTTATCCGAGTACGCTTGCTCCCCCATATCTAGCACAACCCCTATCGTAGATAAGATGTACTCCTCATGGAGAGTTTTAGCTGCTTTCACAATACCGCCTGAAAACGTCTCTTCTATGTTCGGAAGGGCTATCAACACTCTATATCCAACAGGTTTAGGAATAAGCGCTTCCATTTCCTCTTGGGATACTTCCCGTGTTAGCTCCTCCGTTTCTATCTTCTCTTGGCGCTTCATCTCTAAAGCTGTCATTTCAGTCATCGTTGTCTTCCATATAGTTACGCGAAAGGTCATTTACTTCTCGTAGCGCAGTGTCCAGACCTCGAATAACACCACACACTTCCTTGTATCCGGCAAAGTCTTTAGCTCCACCTGAATTTAAAAATTCTTCGCTAGCTCTTTTATGGGCCGTAAGTTTGTCGTTCAGCACGTCAAAGACGGTTTTAGCCATTACTTGCTACCTCTTATTTAGCTTTCTTTTGTGCCGTAGCAGACAAGTCTTTTAAATGAAATAACCTCACACTGCCTTTAGTATGAGCTTTCCCACTGTGCAAAGTGCCGTCCGACATCTTGTGTGAATTACCTGTAAACAAAGTTCCGTTTCTTTTGTAATGTTTAGCACCTTCCATATTATCTATCCTCTCGGTTATCGCGGAACGCCTCGTCCCTATCTCGCTGGGCTTCGGCTTGTGTTTTCCGTTCTTCTCCTACAGCCTTAGTCGCATCTATAATTGCTTTGGCTTCTGCCAAGTCGTTTTTCGCCTGCGCTTGCTCGTTCTGAGAAGCTATACGTTGGGCCTCCAGAACCGCTGTGGTTTGGGCTTTCTGTTGATCTAGCTCAAGTCGTTTTTGATCTAACGCCAAGTCTGCGGCATCTTTCGTAGCCTTACGCTCTTGATCATCTACTTTAAGCTCTAATTCAGCTTGCTGCATTTGCACTAATGGGTCTTGAGCAATTTGCTGCGCTTGTTGTTGAGCCGCTTGTGCCTGCTTGTCTTGGCTAAGTTGTATAGCTGCTTTGGCTTGCAGTGATGCAATAGAGTTTGCTAACACCGGATCAAACTCTTCACTCGGCGGTGGTAACGCTGCTCCTAGGCTTGTCTCTATTTGCTGACGGTATAGGAAGGACATGTGCTCCGCTAAGTGGGCCTGTAGTGACCCCACAATCTGGTTAGCCATAGGGTTTTGTCCTATAAAGGCCGCCATCTGCGGGTCTTTCAGAAACGCTTCGTGAGTAGTGATATGTGCTTGGTGGTCTTGTGTAATAAAAGCAGATAAAGGCACCCCCGTTAAAGCGTTCATATTCTCACTTACTGGGTCTATTGGTACGGAATCTTCTTCAGTTGGGACTAATATATCCGCATTCTTAATTCCTATGACCTCGATCATCTGACGATGAAGTTCAGGTAGGTCATATATGTCTGGGGCAGCCTGCGCCATCTGCATAACAGTCTGATACTGCACAACGCGTTGTGCCATCGTACTGCTATTAGGATCACTGACGGGAATCACTTCCACCGTGGCATAGTCATCTTGACGAGCACGTTGCTCACCACGGTCAGGCATGTACGTGTACTCTACAGGGGCGTACTCAGACATAATGGCCCGAAGCAACTTAAATTCCTGCTTCATGGCGTAGTGAACACGGGATTGCACCGCTGCCATTGGCTTTAAAGTACGCTCAAGTAGAGCTAATGTGGTACCGACAGGTGCATTTGCACTCATATCGGAAATGTTCATGTCTGATATAGCGCCTAATCTACGGCCTTCCTCAGTGATCTTGTCCAATAGAGCCAATAGTGTCTGACTAGGCTCTTTATAGGGTAATGGTAGGATATTCTCGCGTATTGACCCAC